TTGTTGAAAGTATATCTAACTTACCTGTGCTAGGTTCTATTTTACCGTTTGGTAGATTTTTTAACAACACAGTGGCTACTGTTTATCAAGTTGGTCCTGCAGGGTTAATAGCTCCAACTGCTGCTATCATGCGTGGTAGAGCAGATGTAAAAACTATGGAGGCATTTAGTCGTGCGGCTGTGGGTACTACAGGTTTGATACTAGCTGCTCGTATGGATCAAGAGAGACAGGATAGAGGTTTAGAGTCAACACAATTAGATGTTGGCGGTGGCACAGTCATTGATACAAAGAATGCTTTTCCTATGTCTGAGTTTTTAGCTATGGGTAGATTGTTTAATCAGTTATCTAGACAAGGATCACTTGGTCCTCTTGGACAAGCTGCAGAGCCTAGCCCTATAAAGGATGGAGTGCTGCCTTACTATGCAGCAACTACACCCGAAGCAATAGAAGATGCTCTTGTGCAAATAGGTGTTGGACAGTTTGCTAAAGACATACAGTTTGGCAACGACATGTACAGAATACTCAACATGATGTTTGACGAAACAAATGGAGAGGCTGGTGCAGCAGAACTACAAAGACGTGCAGGTAGTTACTTGGCTGGTTTTACTAGACCTTTTCAAACCATAGACAGGGCTGTAGGTTTTATCCGTGATACAGATATACACAAAGATAAAAGACAAAAGGCTATCATAAACGAAAATGGTGAGCCAGAGTTAGTCAAAAGAACTGGGGGAGAAGTATTCTCTCTGGAAGCTACAAGATATCTAGATAATATACTAGACATATTCCGTGACACTAATGCAGAGAATGATTTTAGTCAGTTACGTGTAGCAACCAGAGAGGGTGACTTGTACGATCCTAACCCACTAAGTTCTATCTTTGGCGTAAGAGTAGTGCCAGGAAAAACTGCTGCAGAAAAAGTTTATACTATGGCAGGGCTAAAAGGATTTAAAGCTAATCGAAGAAGTCAGGTAGCCATGTATGATAGATTGTTTAACGAAACTCTATCTCCAGTGCTAGAAAGAAAAGCTAGAAAGCTACTAGCTGACAAAGACTTTGTAAACGGCACAAACACTTACAGAAGACAAGAAGTAAACAGGATAATAAAAGAAACACGTAGTGCAGTAAACGAAGCTATGCCTCTACTGTCAGATAATCACAGGATGAATAAACAGAGGTACGACACCATAAACTATTCTGGTAACAGTGAACAGTATAAAAATGCTAAGAAAACATTTCACAAGATACGTTTAGAAAGAATGCGTGATGAAGGTGCGACTGAAGAAGAGTTACGATCCGTAAAAGTAAAAGACCCACTAACTATGACAGAGAGCGAGTTAAATCAGTTTAAAGCTATACTATCTCTGTACAAAGAGACTGCCAAAGGAGAATAGCCGCCAACGCTAAGTCAACGGCTACCCTTTTATTTTAAACCATACTTTTCTGCAGCGTGTTTAGCTATCATAAGTATGTCATCTATGTCCTGTAAAGCTCTAGCTTTGTATAGACCATCACATAAGTTTTCTTCTATGTGTTTTCTTACAGGCCATAGTTTTACCTCTAGCTCCTCAAAGAAAAGCTTTAGTTTTTTCTCCATGTGTATTTGTGCTTCACGCTCTATATCCATTATACTTTTGTTGGTATCTCAGTACAATAAGCAGACACGGTAGATTCAGAGGAGGGTTTAGTGCTCATAAGCTCACTGGTTATATAAGCTGCACCCTCTTTGCACATCTCCATAGTAGGATACACATAATTAATTGCTTGAACCTGAACGTATCCTGGCGCAATAGACATTATAAGCACTAGAACAAACATCAATCTGTGCTTTCTGCTTTGTAAGTTACTTCTTCAACTACTTCATGGTGCTTAATCTCTGCTGAAACTGATAGCTTTGGTATGTAGTTTACTGTTTGTAGCGCTATAAACACGGCTGCAACTAATCCAACAATTATTTCCATTTTATTTTCCTTTATGTTAAGTCAACTATCTCACACGAATCGCCACTACAGGCGAGTGTTTGCATAGCTATGGTGTTATCTTCCTTTTCATAATCACACAAAGCTGACCACTTTATATTACGAGGCATGTCTTTAGAGAGTTTGTCATACTCTTCTTTGCTACACTCCTGATAAGGTGCTTGTTGGTATGTGTGATCTGAGTGGGGTAGGAAGGATATACCACTCATCTCATCAAAATGTTTATAAACAAAGGCTCCGACTTCTAGCCACTCATCATCACGCACAGTACAAGTGATACTAGGTTTGTGCTCTGACCAGTGCCTCTGGTACATTAGCCATGTCTCTAATTGTTCTATGGCTGTCATGTCATTTCTAGTTATAGCTTTCTTTGGAGCTTTGATAGGGAAACTAAACACCACAGTTGTGTCTGGTTTCATAACGCATGGCTCGTTAGGTATGCCTTGATCTTTCATAAACTGTGTCAGAGGATCATTGATATCGCCACGTACAGTCCTAATGTAATGTAATGAATGTCTAGCATGTATGCCTGATGCTGAGTCAACTAATTGTGACACTGTTCCGCTTGGCTTGACACAGGTGATTGCTGCGCTTGGTGGAATGCCAAGACGGTTAGCCCAAGTATTATTAGTACGAACAGCAACTTCTCGTAAATGTTCAAGAGTCTTCTCCAATCCTTTGTTTTTCGTAGTCATCAATGGGTTGTCCATTATCCCTGTGAGTGACACACCCAACAGACGCTCTTCTTCGGTATTTCGCTGCCACACCTTTCGCAAGTATGGGAACTTGGTGTACGTTGATTGGATAGTTCCCAAGATCGTTGCAAGGCGCACTTTGCGTTCCAACGCCTCCACATCGTCTGTTGCCCTAACCACAACCTCCGTAAGATTGCAAAATTGATTCGGTCTAAGTATAATCTCACTGCAAGGATTAGTTCCAAACTCAAAGTTAGGATCACGTTTATCATACTTTGCAACTTGTTTCTTTGATGCTTCACGATTAAATATTCCCCTTTCACCAGATTTACTCTCTACAAGCGATGTCCATTCACGCAAGAAAGAATACATGTCAGGCTTCTCTGTGTAAGCTACGGAGTTATTAGCTAGAGCACGATGCCCTGCATTCTCCCACCAGTTACCAGACTTAGCATGACGCATACGATCATCACTCAAGTTAGACAATGATATCATAGCACTGCGTCTAACGCCACCAGAAACTACTATCTGTCCTACAAAACAAATAATATCGTGACACTCTAACGCATTTAGTTTACGTCCTTGTGCGTTCTTAAATGTTTGCACAGTAAAGTTAAACAGATCTACCAGTGGCGCTGGGCCTGATGCTCTACCGCCAAACGTTTTTAATCTAGAACCTGCAGGTCTAACCTTAGACATGTTCCACTTAGGTATCTCACCTGCCCATAGCAAAGCTAGTAGCTGTCTAAAAGATTTAGCCCAGCCCTCTTTGCTGTCTTGCACAACTATTGTTGTCTCGCTTTCAAACAGATCTGGCACTTCTGGCAGTTTGTTTATGTATTGTCTTTCGACACTAAAACCTGCACCTGTTCCGCAAAGAAGTATCTGCATGATTTCATCAAATGCTTTTGGATCGTCAACAGTTACGTAGCTACAGTTGTACATACATGTGTTGTCTCTATCTGCTGCTGCACCTGCTGTCATCATAGCTCTCATACTTGGCGTGATCTCTAATGATAGTATAGATTGTTCTAGTTCATCAAAGACTTTTTTATCCACCATATCTTTTACGACATTATTCATGTAGCGTGATACAGTCTCACTCCAGTTCTCTCGTCTGCCCTTCTCAGGTAGCCACTTGGAGTATCTAGACTTGTATATAAATGTCTGATAATCTGTTGGCAGTATGTTGTTGTTATCTAGTTCATTGTAATATTCAAATGCTTCGATATCACTAGCGTTAATCATAGCCTCTCCCTTATATTTAAATTTTCTATGTTCACATCGTCTATGTCGTGAAACGTATTGTGTATCAGATCGTGTACATCTTCTACATGTGCGTCCTCTACAGTTGACAGAACGTTACACGGCTCATCTACTTCTAATAGAAATGTAACGCTAAACTTCTTCCTTCCTTTCACTTATGTTTCTCCTCTAGTGCTTTGATTGCATAGTCAGCATACTGTCGTAGCTTTTTCATATCTTCTATAGGATTAGGGTTTTTGTGCGGTGCTCTGTGATTGTATTTGTCTATACTACCTCTACAGTATATAACAAATCCATCTATACCTAGTCTTTCTTTTATCATATCAATACATTCCATACCACCGTTTATATTATAGTGAGATGGCTTAGTAACTGGATCAAACCTAATGTCATTTAAATCATCAAACAATGTCTGTCCGTTCATAGTAAGTGTATCAATAGTATCCATTATGCGCTTCCTTGTGTTTTTGTATATCTAGTAAGCTTTAGAACTTTACCGTCCGTACCTTCTACTTTTTCGTATAATGGTAGATCTTCTTCTTCGTAACCTACTAGTTCGTTTCTTCTTTCTTCTACTAAATTATATAGATCTTGATCATATTGTGCAAGTTCTAAAAATGCACCCATCATCGTAGCTAGGTGTACTAAGTATGAAGTATCCTCTGGATTTAGTAAGTTAAGTTCGCCCACAACTAAACCAGTGTTTAACTCTCCTGTCCAGTTACCTTTACCATCAAAAGAACAAGGCTTCAAAACTAAAGCTACTTCATCCTTCCCTATTACATATTTTGTCATGTTACTTTCTTCTCCCCCTTAAAAGGTATAAGTTTAACTCTAATAGGTTTGCCTTTTTCTTTTAGCCATGCTTCAGGTATGATACGATGTTCCCATTTGAACTCGTGTTTGTCACACCATTCACAGTATCTAGACTTTGCACCTTTGTACAACTTTGCTTTGCTGTTACTGAAGACAAACCGTATGTCTAGCTCTGGATGTTGTTCTCGTATAGCTAGATGCTTACGTCTGTCTTCAGTATCAAAGATACCCTTTGTCTCTATTATGATACCATTGTCTAAAATAAAATCAGGCGTGTACGTTCTGTAGCGTAAGTCTTCCCACTCTATCTTTAAACGTTCATACCTGACTTTTTCTTGGTGATCTTTTAGGTACTCAGCGATTTCATTTTCTAATCCACTGCGATACCTTCTAGAGCTACTCCTTCTTCTCTTTGGGTTTCTCAACCCATGCTTCGTTTTCTGGGGTGTCTGGGTCATCTGCTATAAAGTGTCCTTTTTCGTTACGAGCACGAACCATCTCTGTCTCTACATTTAAAGACTTCTCTAGTTCTCGTGTCTTCATCTCCCCAACAAACTTAACACACTGTAGCCAGTGCTCTAGCATATTAACAGATACTAGGTTCTGCTGCAACAGTTGTACAATCTCTTTTTCTTTATCAGACATATCGTCTGTTGCATATTCTTTGTCATTGATTGTTATTGTAGTCATTAATATTCACCTCTTAGTTTTGTGTAATGTACGATTGGTGGTTCTTTCTTACCACTGTATACCTTTGATGGTAGACTCTTTAGATTAGGCCAGCATTTTATTTTGTGGTTACAGAAGGTACAATCTTCAGGTAGTTTATAATTACCACTAGCCTTACCTCTGTATACCTCTGGCTCGTCTGTAAAGCATCTCTCAAATGGTGCATTGCTTTCAAGATAGGTGTGCACATCTTTTATCTTTTGTAGCACTCTATCCTTGTCTACTTCTGCTGCAGACACATACTTAAAGCAACCGTTGTTTTTATTTACAACCCACCAGCCTCCAATTTTTTTGTTAGCTGCTGTGGCGTAGCCTACAAGCTGTGGTATGTAACCAAAAGTGTCTTTGCTCTCTAGCGTGTATAAGTCAACCAACTTGTTTTCGTATGACCAATTACTAGCCGACTTAACATCATCTATCTTGCCATCCAGTAGCATGTCATACTCACCTGACAGTTCGTCTTTATCGTTGAGTTGCATTGACACCTTTTCGTTATCACCAAACTGTACGCCAGATGCTCTAAGCAATCCTTTTAGTAGAGCCTCCACCATGTCACCAAATATCATGTTTATTTTAAATGACACAGGCAGAGGCTCCTGATGATTGGGATCATTCTTCTCGAACCATAGCTGACACTTCGGACGCCCAACGTTGGACATCCTAAGTTTAAACTCTTTCTTTTCATCAGCAGCGTTAAACTGCTTGTCAAGAGCAGCACCAATATCTTCCTTG